TAAAAACTGTATTATTATCAAACACAATACCATGTTCGATACTGCTCAGATTGAATTGACCATATCCCATAGTATCACCAACGTTCAATGTTTTTACTTGGAACTTAGTGTCTAATCTTTCTATTGCTAAATCTTTAGTAGCAATAGGATATAAGTTTTGATTTAATAAAAAGTTATCTTGCTCTACTGTTAATGGTTGAACAATATCACTATCTTTTTCAACTTTTAAATTTTGTGCTGATGGGTTAACTGTTATTAATGAACCGTTTTCCCAGTTAAACTGAGTCCAATAGAGATACTCACGGATCATTGTAGTCCAATTTATCTCTGCACCATTCTCAATTAAATCAAACTTCATGCCTTTGCGTGTTAGCCATGAACCATAACTTGCTAAAAATTGTGAAAGGGCTTGATATGTAAAAAATTGTGTACCGTATGGGATAATTTTTTCATCTGTTGCAGACTGTGTGTAATCATTTGCAATTTCGACTACATAGTCATCTACTTCAACTTTACTTTTGCTTCCATTATTAATAGGAGTATCAATTGTAAAGTATGCTTGGTCTTGTGAATTACCAAATACTTTCCAGCCGTTTTCTACAATCTGAATTATAACACTTGAAAACTTAATTTGATCATTGGGTTGATTATCATGCAACAATACAGAATAACTTTCATCTGGTATTAACAATGATGAATTATCTGAGTTAGGTGTTGCTTTTTCGACAAAGAATTTTAATAACGTCTTGTCACTAAATCCAGCAAGTCTATAAATTAAACGAACATCTAAGTTGTCTAATGTAGTTGTGATATCTACAGTTGCATCAACACCTTGTTGTTTTTCATAATCAACAATCCAGTTTATGTAACTTGTTTTTGCAGTGCCATTACCATATATCTCAATATTACTAATGTTTAAATGACTTCGATCATTTACTAGATATTGATTAAATTCAGTGTTAAACTTATAAGTGTCTAAGTCTGCACCTAAGTTAAAGAACTGAGCAGGTTTAGTTAACGCAAATATTCGCATTAAGTCAAATGGATAAGATGAACTTCTTCTGTATGAGAATTCTGCCGGAGCGTCATCTCCTACTTTCCAATCACGTTGTAGTATATTAGAATCATATGCACCTATTATTGAATCAAAAGGAGAACGTAAATCTCCGTGTTCGTCTACTGGAATAATTTTACTTAAGCCAGGACGTTTTAATTCATCAACAGTAACACTTGTCGTTCCACCTGTATTATAAATAATACCTGCTTCAATATCTCCCCACATAACACCGTTTTCACTTGTGTATGGGGCAGGACCATAACGACTAGTCCACCAAGTTGGTATCTCAGTAAACCCTAACATTTCCCAAGGTGCTATATTTGGTTGAGATGTTCCATAGAAGTATTCATATACTCCTCTCCAATAACCTTGATCAATTGGTTTGTTATCTAGTTTATTTCCTGATTGAAAATAGTTCCAACTAAACTGATTGCCTTTTGTATATCCTGTTTGCGTCTTGTAATCAATTCTGTTTTGTCCAGCCCAGTTTAAAAATTGTGAACTATAAATTTTTAAATAGTCTTCTGTTGTATATGTTGACTCTCTAAAGAATCCAGGTAACACTTCATAACGTTCAATAGGAACAAGTGTACTTAATTTAATATTGTTATAGATTCTAGTTTCAAATTCTAATAATGCTTGATCTCTAAAATCAGTAAGTCCTGTCTCTGGTGTATAATCTAATGTATACAAAGATGTATATGATCCATCATGTCCTCTCAACATATATGTTGGCGTTTGATAGTTTGGATCTAGTACGATTTCAGGTTTCCATTTAGGATACATACCTAACTTAGTTGGGGTATTAGGTACAAAGTTACCATATGTTTGATTGTATTCTTTAATAGTAACAACATCGCCTGCTTCTAAATCTTTAGTTACTGTCAACGAAGGTGATGTTGTTGATACAACATAGTCTACGTCTCTGATTAACTGAGATGTCTGTGTGACGCCTGAAGTTGTTCTTGTTAGATAAACAAGCACACCACTATAATTTGCTTTAGTAAAATCATACGTTTGGGCTAGAGGGTAAATAGACTCTTGCAATGCGTTTGCAAACGTATATGTATTTGTTTTGTAAGGTGCTTGTGATGGCAACATATCTGACCAGAAGAAAGAATCTTCTTCAGACTTTGCCGATACTATTTGTTCTAGTGCTGTGTCTAAGATATAACTAGGTTCAAATCTTCGTTCCCATTCAATGTCATTTACAGTTTTTACAATTTGTTGCTTGTATTGAATGTATTGATTAGAATTGTATTGTAGTGCATTGAATAAATTATGCTCTGACTTACGTAAGAACACACTAGGCAATACCAATGATGCAGAGTTTTGAATAATCTTTGTGCCGTACGGTACTAAATTACCTAAATCTCTTAAATTGTTTGATCCAAAGATTGTACCTTCTGAGTTTGGATTGTTAATAAAGATGTCTTGGTATTGTGATCTAATGTCACCAATGTCTGCAATTTCTAAATCTGTATTAAAAGGGTTGTTGCTTAAATTAATAGGTATGCTATAATAAGCAGACTCAGATGTCTGATTACTTAGTATTAAAATTTGTACAGGCGTATCTACTGTTGGAGCAGTATTTAATGTAATCTTTGTTGTGTTGTCAGTTTCTGTAATTGTATATGTAGATTCTAATTGATATACGTTGTTCACATATACTTGCACACGTGGCCATGAATCATCTGCTTCAGGTATTACAGCAACATCACACGTGAACGAGGCTACGGACCCTTTACTATATTCTAGTTCAAATACTTGGTACTGAACTGAGGGGGCAAGTGCTGTTTGCCAGCCCAACTCACGTGTTTTGTCGATACGTGTAGAATAATTATACACATAACCTGTATTGACTTTCTCGGTTATTGGTGTTGACCCAGTAACATATGAGAATGAGTCAACATTAAGAGAGCAATCAAAACTAATATCACCTACATTGTCTACTGCTGAGTAACGTAGTGGGAAACCAAGTATAGCATCATTGATGCCAGTGCCTCTACCATAAGAAAATAGTTTGTTACCTAAAAATGATGTACCTTGATAAATTGTTGCATCACCAAATGACACTCCATCTTTGTCAAAGACATCGAACTGTGGTGCCTGATTAACTGTAAGTTTTTGCTGTGCTTCTTCCCATGTGACACCATCAAACCAAAAAGTAGAACCTTGATAATTGTATCCTCTAAGTGCTACTGTTTGATCATCTGGTAAACACAGTGAATCTTCTGCTTCAGTTAAAGTTATGATTGGAGTAGATCCAAATGTAATTGTTGAAAAGCCAACAACATAAATCTTGTTTCTAACTTCTAAATTTGTATCTGCTGTAAAGACAACTCTTGCGCCGGAGAACAATTCATAATTGTTTACAGTTATATCACTTCCTACAATTGATACGTTTGCTTGTCCGAGTACTGTGACATTGTTTAACTCAACTGTTAAAACAGTATTAGTTCCAACTACTTCAATATTTGTAATTTGCGTATTGCTCGGTAATGCAGAGTTAGAGTCTGTTACATACATATTAACATCAAATGATGTAAAGATATCTGCTGTAGGAATAGTAATGGTTGTAGATATTCTGTCTACGCCCGGAGTCGGATCTTTTGTTACACCTGCGATTGTAGCAGTGTAACTTGTATATGTTTCTATGTCAGGATAGTATTGTTGCTTGTTTGCAACTTGGTCAAATACATTCGTTGTTCTTGTGTCTATAAAATCTACAGGCGCTTTTGCAATTGTTCCTGCATCAAATAGTTTTAAGTTTGGATAAAACTCAATGATTGGTCGTTTTGCTTTTGCAGACCCTGTTGCATAAGTTGTAACGATTGACGGGTCATCATTATATTTAGCCGTTGCATTAATAACATCGATGTGAAACCATCTATTAGATCGTGACCATGCATTTTTATTAATAGAATTTCTACCGATCGTAATATAATCTTGGTCGATAGGAATAAACAACTCTGTATCAAAGTTACCAATTGAATATGGTAACGAATCATAAGGAATATAGTTTGTTCCTGTAAAATCTTCAGGTACTGCTAAGTCTGTTGTAGGAATCAAGTTAATAGATTCACCTACTCCTTGCACATAATACTCACCTGACAAATATTTTGAAGGAATAACATCTCCATTGAATTGTACTTTTAATCCGTTTGTAAATACTACTCCATTTGTTGATGTAAATGTTTTTTGACCTAAGATATCTTCGTCAACATCTAAAGTGTTTGTTAAATTACTTTCGATTAATTTAATAACACCCACTTTATTTGCATTTGTGCCGTCTTGGTAGTATAATGTATCTAATAATGCTGAGAGATAAGGTACTTTTGTAATCTCACCTGCTAATGATCTATAAAAGTCTAAGCCGATGTATTCTGTACCAAATTGAGCAGTAATCTTTTCTTCGGTTGGTATTACACCAGCGGGAATCAAACGAATTGTTGGGTCTGATGAATCTCCTACATATGTAATTGTATAAAAGTTTTCATTAACATTTGTGTAAAAGCCTTCTTCCCACAAACCTTCATTGATGTTTGCTACCATTGAACCTGTATCAGCAACTAATGATAATGTCGGACCATTTAATGTTAATGAAATAGTAAATGATGTTGAATTGATAATATCTTTAACATAGTAAATCGTGTCAACATCTAGTCCACCAAGTAATGGATCACTATCAGGTACTGCTGTAAATGTAACTGTTTGATTTGCAACTAAGTCTGTTGTTGTTCCAGATGACAACTTAAGTTGTGATGTTGTTGTCTCATCAATTGATAAAGTTACCGGAGCAACAATTTCAGGAGATGTTAAATTAACATCATAGTTTGCGCCGTTTTCATCAAAGAAAGATTGTATGAATCCTACTTCGTTTGGTTCTTCTGTTTGATAGAACATAACAGTAAGACCTTCTAGTGAAGTGACACCATCAATATTTCCTACTTGACTAACTGTTAATCCATTGACTTCTGAAAATAGTTTTGTACTTACAACACCTACTGAGTTTTCGCCAGGGAATAAAAAGTCATTTTGTGCTTCTCTATTAGGAACAGTAAATGTTACATAACCTGTAGTTGCACCGTTGTTATTGACACCCAAGATTTCTCTTGTGTTTTGTGCTCCGTCCATGCCTGTTACTCCAGGCACACCCTGTATCCAAAACTGAGTTTCTTGGTTTACTGCAAACCTGTATGAACCACCACGTAACAATGTTAGTGTAGGATTGAGAGAACCAGATGCGGCGCCTAATGCTTTAATGCTATATGCGTTTGATGTGTCAGTAACAATGTAATCAGATTCTGAGAACACAGTAGCACTAGCAACTGTGACTGCTGGAGGACCATCTGGTATCCAAAAGTACTGATTAAAATTAATTAACTTATCTAAGTCTGTAAATGAATCCCATGAATAAATTTGACTGTTAAACAAACGAGAATTATCTAGTGTTACACCGCCTTTAAGTTGCAATGCATCAATAAGTTCTGGGTATGTTAAGAAGTCTTTAGCAGTAGATTGATTTTCGTTTAGAAATGCAGTGCCAGGTGCTAACTGATAATCTGTTCTTGTTTTGTTTGGCTCTGTTACATAATAATCTTTTGCATTGACACCGTACCCAAACTTACTTCCAACGTACCCTTGCAACGTTTCTGTTTTGGGTTCGTTTACTAATTGATCTAATGTTGCACCTAAGAATTGTGCGTTGGTAGAGGTTTTAAATATCTCAGGTAGAAACTCTAATGTTCTGATCTTTGCCATATTTTATTTACAACCTTATGACTGCATTGTTGCAGGAGTTAGTGCAGGTACAATTACTATATCATTTGTAGTAGCCGCGTTTACAAATATCTCATACGGTCTACATTTAATTTCATATAAATCACCAAATAATTTTTCTGGATCATCTGAAACAAGTATAACCGAACTCACTAGTTCTCCTATTTGTTCATGTAGATACGCACTTAATTCTGAGAAGAAGAAAGTATCGCCAAAGTTCCAATTGTTAATATCAAAATAACTATCCATCGCCGCTAATACAGAACTTCTGATTTCACTATTAGATGCATTTGTTGATTGTGATTTTACCACTTTAATAGTTGCTCTCAATGATTGATCTGCTTTAGGCCCGAACAATGGTTTAAATGTAACACTATTTAATATGACTGAATCTGACAGCATTTTAAAATCTTGTACTTTTGGATATGTTGTATTCAATTCATTCAACGTTGGTTGATTAGGTTTGTTAACAGTGTTTGTTGTATCTTTAATATAATTATTAAATGCCGTATAGTATGATTGTGTTACTACATAAAGATCAACGATATTTGTTGTTGCAGGATCAATACGTGTTGTGTTATTAGCATTGTGTCTATATTGATAATCCAGTCCTTGTCTTCCTGACTTAATAGAATAATCTAATTGTTCAGTCATAATATAATTAGGAGTTGTTATAGTAGGGTCTTGTATAGACTTATAGAATTTGTTATCAGTGTATGCATAAAATAATTGTCCTTCAGGGAACTCATACTTGACAATTTCAACTTGATTTTTAGTTCCATAAGTATAAACAATATCTGTACTTGGTACAATTAATTGTCTTGTTAAATTTACTGGATCAGTAATAGTTCTAAAGAATACATACACTCCAATATTTGCGCCATTATTTACATAGCCAGTAATGTCGTTAAAGAAGTCTGGGTCTAATATTAATTGACCGTTGTTTACATCAGTTGCGGCAACTTCAACTTGGAAGTCGTTTACATAACCGTCACTTTCAACTGTTTGCCCTAATATATTAACTTTAGTATCTTCTCCTAATGCAGTTGCTGTATTGAATACTGTGTTAATACCCAATACATTAATAAAGTCTTGTATGATTTTACCTGTAAACGGATCATATACTAATTCATCTTTGTTATAAGTAAATCTTGTATCAGCAACACTACCAAAATAGTATGTTAATGATCGATAAGTTACTGTATACCGATTGTTTCCTAAACTAGTAAATTTAACAAAGTAATTTGCATTTGATGCTGAGCCAATTGACCAACGTTCTTGGTTAATCAATAGTGAGTTGTTAAAGATTAAAGTAAAATCTTGTTGTAATTCAATTTTAAGAATTGCTTCTTGTATGACATCACTTGATAAAGAATTATCAAACACCGGAATAAGTTCTGTAAGTATTACGCCGTCAGGTATATAACCATTTACTGTTACTGGACCCTGACCGTTTGCAAATGTTCCTTCGCCGTTGTTATTACCATCACCAACAACATTTAATATTGTTGACCATATATAATTTTTTTCTCCGCCAGTGGGTACTCCTGCAACTAAACGATTGTCTGCATCAAAATAAAATCCAGTTGGCGCATCAAATTTTAATAATGCTCCTTTAGTTGCATACGTTGCATTAGTAGTAGTAAATGTTCCTATAGGTTGAGGTCTTTCTATGGTCCCATCAAGTGAGTAAAAATATCCAGTTTCACTTGTTGTGTCAACTGAACTTGTTTTCCAATATAAAGTATCTCCACCGCTTGTGCCTGGATATGCATAACGTGTATAGTTTTGAATGTAATACTGATTAGCACGATTCAATGCAAGTACTGATGCTAAATCATCAGTGAAGAATTGAATGATGTCTGATGTGTTGTTCACTTGCAATGTTAAGAAGCCATCTTCATTGTCTTGGTATAACGCTCCGTCATCGCCAAATGAATTTGTACTTGAATACTTTCCAGTAGGGTCAAGTAAATCTAAATTCTTAGATACGCCAATAGAACTTCTATTGATTGCTTTTGATTTAACAATAGAGTTATATAAAGTATAAGGGAAGTTTGTGTAGTCTTCTCCGTTTACCATTCGATTTTGTGTATAGTATCTTGTTGGCGCTCTTTGCTTAATCTGTGCTAATGGTTCTCTTGCTTGTGCATTTGTTACTGCGACAGGTAGTGCAAAATTTATAGACAAAGTTTGTTTACTGCCTACTCTGTCAACATACGTAAGAGAAACACTTACTCCGTTCATTTCCGAAGGATCAATAGTATATGTTAATGCATTACTTGATCTTACATATGCTTTAAAGTTACCTACGGGCATCTCTGAGAATACTCCGTCACCGAATACATATGTAACTTGATCATTTACACGTGAGTTTACAGAAAATATTTTTTTATCACTTGACTCTGTTTGTAAGTAAGCATCAGCATAAACATTTTCTACTTGTGACCATGCACCTAATGTGTTATCTGCACTTATTTGATATAACCAAGTATCAGATTCGTTTACGCCTGTAACATCAATGTTAATTGTTTGATTTGAAATTTGTTGTTGAAAATCAAAGTTAAATGGAGTCAGTGATCCTTGTTTAAAGAAAAACATAAAGCCTGTATTCGGGCTACCAAAACCTAACTTGTCATTTCTATATAACATATTAATTTTATTAGTCGGCGCCGGAGGAATCTCATACACATAGTTTTCATCTAATGACGTTGAACTCACTAATTCAAAGTTCATACCTTTACCGTCTACTTGTGAAGTAAAGGGTACAATAGGCATTGTACCATCTGGAAGTCTTATTCCATATTCACTTGTTCTAACACCTAAAATTTCAGCACTATTGCTTGGTCGTCCTATTTTTTGTGAATCAACCATAGCCGCATTGAATATTGCATTCATCTGATCTAACCAATTAGAGTTAGATGGATCATTCCAACTGATCGGAGTGTTGCTTAGATTAACTCCATTTGCATCTTTGACATTTTCAGTTGTTCTAATAGATGTTACTTTCAAGTATCCAGATGCACATGAATTTCTTTTAGGTGTGTAACCAACTAAGTCTGCTAATTTTACTACAGAGTCTCTGCGTTCGGCCGTGTCGATGAAATTTTCACGTGTGTTTAAATCGTTTCTAAAGGCAAGACCTTGACCCATAAAAGCCATAACATCAAGTAGAGCAATGAACTCTGAACTTTCGATATAATCATTGTAAGTTTCAGGATAATAAACTTTAATATAGTCAATAAAACTTTTTCTTAAAGTTTCATAATCATATGATCGAAAGTCTGCCTCACGAAAGGTTTCGTAGATTGCTTTCCAATCATTTACTCCAAAGAGTCCTGATTGCCTTGAACTTGTAGCCATAGTTTTTCCCTGTTTCAAGTATTTATCTTTATGGAAAAACCGACTTTTTTTATGCTATAGCGGCAACATTTGTTTGAGAATCAAAGAATAATGCTAGATCTCCAGCATTATTGTATGGAGTAATTGATAGTTGAACTTCTATTAAAATACCATTATCTCTAGGATATGCTTGTATTGTATTGATAGTAAGACGCGGGTCTAACCCAGCAACTCGTCTGACTTCATTTTGTATCTCAATTTGAACATCACTTGTATTGGGTTCAAATATAAAGTCCCATAATGTAGTTCCATAATTAGGTTGACCGACTTTTTCACCACGTCTGATATTAAGTGCATTAACTAAATCTTGTATAACAAGTTGTTCATCAGTCAATCTAAACTTTTTACCAAAAACAATAGGATTAGTTATGCCGTTTGCTTCTCCATCAACAGCAGGTATAGGATTGACAGTACGAGGTTTGTCTGCATTAATTGTTGAGAATCCTATATAAGTTGCCATAATACTATTTATACCCTATTATTTTAACTTCCAAGTAGTGCCGTCCCAATACCAACTAAGTCCGGCTGCTCCAGTGCCAGCGGTAATATAGTTCTCGTTGATAGTAATGACACCACCGACTCCACCGCCACCGGCAGTTTGATCTCCGGCTCCTGTATTATCTGCTGATCCATCTACTGATGTTAGTGGACCATCTCCAATATCTTCACCTTCGACACTTTCGACTGTATTTTCGGGCGCCGGATATCCGCTAATAACGGGTGTGTAGTCAGTCGAGTACGGTTCAGATGTAGAAGCAGAATATTCATTATCTACTTGTGTTTTTCTAATAGTTGCAAGTATGCTTGAGTATGTTGTGTCCATATATTTATTAAGGTCTAAAGTGAGTCCGTCTCTTATTCCGTTGAAAAACTCATCAGTGTTGCTGTCGAGGCCGACTTGATTGGCATCAGTCAGTATCCCGAGATCGGAAGTAGGATCGGCAAACGAGTCTCCTCTACCTGCCCAGGCGCCGACAGAATATCTCTGGAGTGTGGACTCAATACTATCAAAACGATTTACTAATCCCTGTTGGACGCCGCTTCCACCGGCAGTACCTGATGAATATGGGTCATATGTATCACTGGGCACTGAGATACCAGCAAACAGTGCTTCTGCGGCTTCGATTTTGGATACTAAGTTTGCATATGTAGGTGATGACGCGGCATCTTCAAATGCCTGTTCGGCTTGTTGAATTTCTAGTGAACCTGCAGGGAATGTTGTTTGTGCTTCAAATAGTGCCGATTGTTTCTCAGCAATTCCTTTAGATAAAACACTTAATGTTTGTATATCTTTTGACAGTTCTTTTCTTAATGCTAATAAATCGTTAGCCGCACTTATAGCGCCTTGAGGTATTTCTCCTAATAGATTAGGTTTAGGTATAATTGAGTCTGTTCCACCTAGCACTCCATCAATTAAACTTGTAATACTTGAACGATCATATGTATTAACCGCTACGACAGGTAGTTTGATAGTAGACCCGCCACCTGCAGTTAAAGAAGACAATGCAGATTTTAGTGCGGCTGATGCTCCAGGACTTAATGAACCTGAAAGGGCTCCGCCGGTTATATCACCAGTTAGTTGCTTTGTCATAGCACTAAATGTACTTTTAACATCTCCCAAAATACTATTACCATCAAAGACATTGGCTCCGGGATCTTCGCCTTTAAACGCCGATCTGCCAATATTACTTAATTTACTTGTAACACTGCTTAAGCCGTCTGCTATTGGATTAACTGCGTTTGGTGCATTATTTAAAACTGCTCCTGCTAGTTTTTGTCCACCTGGCAGGTTACTTACACCTGATGCGATAGTTCCTGATATTTTTGAAGATTGTCCTTGCTGTACTTGTCGTGCCGCGGCACCTAATGTTCCTTGAACTGCTAAGGTTTCTGGTGCAACGCCAGAAGCATTTAAAGCATTTAAAGATTCACTGATTGCGGCTTTGGCTAGATCGTCACCTGATGCGGCAATTGCGGCGATGGCTCCTGCTTGACTTGTTAGTGCACCTGTAATTCCGTCAGTAGTGGTATAAATCGTATTGCCTTCCGGGTCAGTTCTGTTAGTTCTTTGTTCAATGAAAGGAACTGTTCCGTCGCCCAATGCAGTTGCAAGACTTGGATCGATTGAATTTGAAAGTGCCAAATCTAACCCCTTTATACCAGCACTTGCTCCGGCTACTCCGGCTGCGGCTGCGCCTGCAGTTGCTACTAAATCAACTGGAACGTTTGCGGGTAAAACAGGGAATGAACTTACAATAGAGTTAAATGATGATGCCGCCGCTCCTATATTCAAGTCTGCGCCTACGCCCGGTAGGGCAAGACCATCAACAAGACCACTAGTATTAAGTGTATCTAATGCTGATATAATACCGCCACCTGCACCTGATAAAGCAGATGCTATCATTGCTGATGACCCGCTTTTCATTTTTGATAGTACGTCTCCTTTAGCTCCAGTAGTGTAACTACTTAAATTGTGTGTGCCGGATTGGTTTACCTCATTGATTAGACCACCTACAGTCTTTACATTGTCTGCTAAATTTCCTTTGTCTGCTAATGTTGTTACTGTACCTTGTACCATTGCTCCAATACCGCCTGAAGATTCTTTACCTGATATGGCTCCTATTTCTTGTAATGCTTTTTGTCCTTTTTGTAATACTTGTACTGTAGATTTTGCCTGTGCTCCTGTAGCATTTGTAAATTGCTCTAGTGAGTTGACACCATCTTTTCCGGTAAATGCAGTTGCTGGCATAACCGCCGCTAATTTATCAGGGTTAATAAAATTCTTACCATTAATAGGATCTACTTCATCTGCTATATTACCTGCATTAAGACCAATTAAAGTATTAACCATAGTGTCTGCACCGGGTTTAAGAATACCACCTTGAGCCATTTGTGATGGTGTTTGACCAAACGTACCTACGACTGCGGTTGCTCCAGCTCCTACTACTCCGTTAGCAACGTCTGTGATCGTTGCTTGAAGTTGTCCACCATCTCCGCCAATACCGAAATCATTAAAAGTGTCTTGTCCTATACTACCTAACATTTGTGATGTAGCATTTTTATCTAATGCATCACTAATGCCACTTACTTCACTAACTGTTGCGGCTATTGAAGGGTTTGTTTTTTTGTCTCCTCCTAAGTCTCCCGCTAACTCTGAGTTTAGTTGTTCTACACTAGCCGGTGGTTCTGCTGGAAGTGACCCTTCGGCTGTTGGATCTACTTGTACATCTGCTCCTTGATTTGCATTCATCCAAGGCATGTGTGCAGGGGCACGTGAAGTAATACTTGGAAGTTTTGCTAGTGCGGCTGCCCATCCTTTTGAGTCATCAAATAACGTATCTGGATGCATTACAAGTTCTATAGGCTCAACTTCATCTGGTGATAAACTAGCGGCTCCATCATTTAAGTGTATTTTTGCGCCTTCATTAAAAATTTCTGAATCAGATTTTATTCCTACTTGCCCGGTTGCAGCCAATGCAAATGCCGCATCTGCTTTGAATTTTAAATTTTGTAATGCATATAAACTGTAATCTTCTCCTACTCTTTGCTTAAACACCTTATCCGTATTCATTGTGGTATTTTCAGATGCGTTTATGTTTACGTTTTTTGCACTTAAGTTAAGTGTTTCGTCTGCATGTAAGTTAAGATCACCTTGAGTACGTAAGTTGATAGAGTTTGTACTAAAGACATCTACTGTGCCTTCTTTACCTAATTCAATATATGATTGACCATTTGAATGTAGGATAGATAACATTTGCCCGTCATCACTCATCGTTATTTGATGACCTAATGCTGTACGTAACCTAATTAATTGATCTCTACCAATGATGTCTCCATCATCCATAACAAGTGAGTGACCGCCTCGTCTTGTTACTACTCTGAACTCTTGGGCATCATCTCCTAATTTGCCTGCAATGTCTTCATCTGTTGCACCACCTATATAAACAGGACGTCCTGGAGTGCTAACACCCCAACCCACTCTACTTGATGCTTCTCTCGTTGCACTTGTGCCTATAGGACCTCTATATTTGTCTCTAAGAACACCTTGTTGTTGCATAATAGATGCAGTATAACTATGAACCGGTTTAGCATCTTTTAAATAATTAACACTATCTGCAATACTTTTATTATTTGTATTGATGTTAGTAGTAGGTAGTCTTGTGGCGCCACCATATGATTCTGCTTCTTTTCCATTAAGAGTTACGTTGTCTGATGCCCCTATCGCAGGAATCATCGATAACGTTTCTGGTTTAGGAACTGTTCCTATATAAAATCCATAATTAGGATCACCATTAACAAATATACAAATAACTTGTGTTTCTTTATCAGGCGGTGCATTCCATTGTCCATAAGAACTAGGGTTTTGAGTATATGAACCGTATTCCCCTTCCCCGGGGGTATCTGTAACAGTGCCACCAATATCAGTTTGGCCTTCACCGAAGTTCGGACCTAGCGGCGCTGTTTGTCCTGCAAACGTTGCAAGTTTGCCTACCCATAACCAGTTGTTAGAATTATATGCATCTTTGTTATTGTTTTCAGAAGGATAAACTGCAATACGCCCTTGGTGGGTAGGATCGACAGTACTCATTACTGTACAAAGAATAGGTACTTGGATTACAGAGGCTACACCTGCGCCAGGTTGACTCTTTTTTAATTTTCCTCTGGGTTTAAAAACATCAATCGCCATTATGTCTCACCGTTTCCTTCTTCATTTTCACTTTCTCCTTCCTCTCTTGTGCCTGCTTCATCACCGGATGTTGATTCTGGTTCAGGGTCTGCGAATGTATTAATTGCACAAGACAACTCTTGTGTGAATTTTCCTTCACTAAAGGTACTATCTATAGTTATGATTTTGTAACTTACTCCTTTAATTGTATTTTCTAACGCCGATGGATATCTAAAAAACAAAATAGATTCATTAAGATCCATTACTCCTGTTTCACCATTGTAATCGATGGCTTCTTTAAAATCAATTTCGATAAAGACTTGACCGCCGTTTGCAGTTACTCTAAATCCATCGTCTCCGTAAAATCTTTGATAAACACTATCTGTTGCCCCTCCTCGATGTTCTTGCACTAGAAAATCAGGATCTCCTAATATTTTAATTTTTGCAGTAGCATAAGAATCAGGAGAATAAAGACTTGTTACATATTCATTTTGTGATGATCTACCTCCGCCTACAGCATTTAATGCAGGCATAGATGTACTTTTGTTTGTTGCAACTGGAGTTTGTGCGGCGCCACCTGAGCCTCTACCTTTTTGATCGTTGTCTTCATTATTTAAATTTGCATTGCCTAATACTTCATTGTAAAACAAATTATCTAATTTCTGTGAGTATTCTAAAATCTCTCTGTTTTCTCCAGTCCACCAATATTCATATCTTTTATGAGGACCATAATAATCCGTCGACGGGTTTGTAACACTCGTAGTAACAATAGGTGTTTCATATTTTTCTATTCTAAATATTGTTTCGTATGCCCAATCAACTACGATACTATCCCATTTGGCTTTTTGAATAACCGGTGTTACTTTATACCAAGCAACTTTTGTATTACTGCCCGGATCTTCTTGTGGTTGTTCTCCTGTTGTTAAGTCAGGAGTGGCTTGACTTTTATAAATGGCTTTTAATGCATCATACATATAACCGCTACCTTTAAGAATTTCATCAAAGATTTCTATGAATGTAGTGTCACCGTTAAATATTATTTTTCTATGTGCATCGTCTGGCACTGCTGTTGCGGCTTCGGCGTCTGTTGCTTGATCTATGTCTAATGCACCGCCGTCTGGGCCACACCATTTGCTTTTATCTGTATCAGTAGGCAAAATAAGTCTGGCATCTTTAATAGCATCTACACCATCTCCTATATATTCTACTGTATATACATTTGGAAATTCTGCTTCATCCTGATCAAATTTTTGCTGTTCTATGGCATTAAGTTGCGTAAATAATCCTACACCTGGTATCTCGTTGCCATCGGCATCTGTTGATCCTCCCTGCAGGGCTTGATCAAACGTTTGTCCAGAAACTGTTTTGGTTGAATCTATTCTACCTCTTTTTGTACCAAATGCTTTCCCAGGAGATAATGCTACACCTGATAATGCATATCTTGTTGCACCACCCTCAATTGAAAATTTAATACCTGTAATACTAATATCGTAATATGTTTGAAAGATAGAATTACCATCTGCATTTGGATCTAAGACATCACCTTCAAAATCTAAGTCACCTCTTATTAAATCACCACTTGCATCATAACCTAAAAATCTAACACCTATAATAAAAAATTGTCTACTTGGATTTTCAATTTCCCCATCACCTGAATATCCTGTTTCATTATAATATGCTTGTAGTTGATCACTGGCTCTTTTTAATTTTGTGTTAAAAGAAAATCCATATGGCTCTATGATATCGAATGATACAGAATACATATTAGTAGAAGATTGAGTGGCTGCACCATTGATTGCTTGTTTTAATTTAAAATTATCTATATAATAATCTAAATCAAAGCCAGGTGCTCTCTGAGATTCATCGTTATTGACTCCACCTGATTGTGCAATTAAATATGCACCACCGGTATTTTCTTCTCCGGATGCTTCTGCTAATGCATTAATTGATCTTCTTCCTGTTGCATTAAAAGCATCATATGCATCTGGAGTAATCATATACAAACTTAATTGATATGTGTATGAGGATAACGCTCCAAGAGGGTTTTTTAATCTTCTGCCAGGTGCATCTGTTGGGCTAGTCATTAAATACTCAGTACTCTTTTAAGAGTATTCATAGTAGGAACAAATATTTGTGCTCCTGATTTAAAATTAAAATACGGATCAGGACCTAACAAATTAGGATTGCGAGATGCAAATACCCACCATAAACGTGAATCATTGTATAAGTGGTCCGCTAACATATCAGGTCTAAATTCATATTGCGGTGTGATAGTAAAAGATGCGTCTGACTGCAATCTAGGTATTGATGGATATGTTTCCATAAATCCTAAATATTTGCCATCAGTTATTTCTGTCCTATTATAAGGACTTGTTTTTGGATATCTATTATTTGTAGCCATTACCAAACACCCGGTTTGTTATTTTGTGAGCCACGCAACAACTTGCCTGTTGCATACTCTTTGACACTAAAGTCATTACTAATCGTATTTCTACTAACAACGGGTACGCATGTAAGTGTTATTGTAATTTTTGTTGGCACATATGTAATTGCCTGATCTGCTGTATCTACAAATGTTGCTGGTGGCCTATTGCCTCCTGGTTGCAGTTGACCGCCTATTAAATTAAGATTAGATGTTGAAGAGCCATCATCAGTATTCGTTGCTCTAATATAGTCAACATTATTAGGCAAGTTATAAGAAAAGTTTGTAATAACGACAGGATGATTGTCTAATTGAAATGCGCCCAATCCAAAAAAGAACCCTAGTGGGGGAGGTGTACCATTTGTTGGGTTTTCATCTTGTCCATAAAACATTTTAGTCATTGCTTTAAAAAAATGAATCGATGCTAATAAGTAGTTTGCTTCAAAAGTGTCTTGTGCTGTAAAGTCCGCAGTTATATTTACTTGTTCTACTGCACTGTTCATATACTGTTGAATTCTGTAGTTTGTGTGAGTTGGCAATACACCATCATAATTTGCTATATATGAGGTATTAATTGTAGGTGTATACGGAAAAACAACTCCGTCTGTTTTTACTAGAGGAGCCATGATGCCGGCCGGATCAGCCTTATACAAGTAATTAGCCGTTGATGCCAACGACATACGAACTCTCCAGTCTGCAAGCCTTACATCATCAGTTTGTGGGGCAGGATCTGTCATATACACTTTCTCCAAATATTTCCTAAGACTTACCTATTTGTATAAATAGTAATCTTACATGATATATTTATCTATTGCAAAAACCACTAAATTTTACCCGTTCGACTTGCATTTGGTTAACAAGTCTTGTAGAATAGATATATCGACTCCATACTTGTCGAACTAATTAAACTAGAGGATTATTAATGCCAACACCGCGAAAAACAACAAATTATCTTAATAACAAAGACATTCTTAAAGAAATCCACAAAAGCAAAACATCTTACTGCTACTTTACAAAGAAAGATTATCATCAGTTTGATTTAATTACTGACCTTGATCTTGCTACTGAAGGACAAAGTGGTATAGAAAAGAGTCTAGCATGGGCAGTTAAGCCTGAGCAGATTCAACAAGCAAAAGAAAACAAAGCCGCTCGTCTATCAGCAGAGCAAGGCTTGACCGGTAAGAACAAAATTGACCCAGCAACTATTGAGACTGACGGTTTAATGTTTAGGGTTATGACTTGGGATCACATTCCTGTTGCTCAAAAACAACCTAGAAAAGTTACTAAGAAAAAGAAAGCAGTTGACATTATTGATTTTGAAGATGATCTAAGTGCAAACAAAGATTTGTTTGCCGATATAGAAGACAAGAAAACAAAGAAAGAAGTTGAAGACTTGGTTCATGTAAAAGTTAACTTCCCTCCTTTTCAGCATTTTAGATTAGATGCTGAAACAATGTCTACTCATTTAGTTGGCAAGTCACATTGGAAAGGTGGATTGAAGACTGGTAAATTTACTGCGACAGATGGTAACCTCACAGATAAGTTAGCACGTATGTATATTATGCTATGTGAAAAGTATGCTATGAAGTTTAACTGGCGCGGATATACTTACAATGACGAAATGAGACAAAGTGCTATACTTCAGTTGACTTACGTAGGCTTAAGATTCAATGAAGCCAAATCAGCAAATCCATTCGCATATTATACTGCGGCAATTACAAATAGTTTCTGTAGAGTTCTTAACTCTGAAAAACGTAATCAAAATATCAGAGATGATATTTTAGAAATGAACGGGTTGAATCCTTCATTCACTAGACAGATGAAAGACTACAACGGTTTAGGTTACGAAAAGAAAGCAGAAGCATACTCTGAGTAACATTTTCGGGCAAACAAGGCATCCAAATGTCTTGCTTTGCCTACCTTTATCATGTATACTAGTCATTGAATACTGGGAAAACTAATTATGTCAAATCTTTTCAAAAAGGCAGCCGTATTCACAGATATACATTTCGGTTTAAAGAGTAATAGTATACAACATAACCGAGACTGTAGTGATTTTGTGGATTGGTTCATTGAGAAATCAAAAGAAGAAGGATGTGAAACGTGTTTGTTCTTGGGTGATTGGAATCATCATAGAGCAAGTATCAATATGCACACCTTACAGTTCGGGCTCAATGCATTAGAGAAACTAAACGATGCGTTTGAGAAAGTCTACTTCATTACAGGCAACCATGATCTTTATTATAGAGACAAACGTGATATTCATTCAGTCGAATGGGCTAAACATCTAAAGAATGTAGTCATTGTCGATCACTTTATCGAAGAAGGTAACTGTGTTATTGCTCCATGGCTATGCGGTGATGACTATAAACTGCTTAAAAAGAAGAAAGGCAAGTATTTGTTTGCTCATTTAGAGTTACCACACTTTTATATGAATGCTATGATAGAAATGCCCGATCATGGAGAGACTAATGCTGACCATTTATCTCATTTTGAAAAAGTATTCTCTGGGCATTTCCATAAACGACAAGCAAGAAAAAATATTTGGTATATGGGTAATGCATTCCCACACAACTATGCAGATGCAGGTGACGATGCTAGAGGCATGATGGTATTAGAATGGGACAAAGAACCTGAGTTTCATTCGTGGCCCAATCAACCTGTATATAGAGTATACAAGTTAAGTGAAGTATTAGATAACCCAGAAGGGTTGTTAATTAAGAATGCTCATGTTAGAGTACATTTAGACATCGATATATCTTATGAAGAATCAAACTTTATAAGAGAACAATTGATACCACAACATGAGTTAAGAGAAATGTCGTTGATTCCTGTTAAGTCTGATGAACATGCACAAGACTTGGCTCCGGGTGAAATATCATTTGAAAGTGTTGATTCAATTATTATCGAACAAATTAAAAACATAGAATCTGATTTCTATGACAAGGGTGTATTACTGGAGATTTATCAGTCTATATGATCAATTTAAAACATGTAACTCTCAGAAACTTCTTAAGTGTAGGATCAGTTACACAAGCAATTGACTTACAGAATGAGGAACTAACCCTCATCTTAGGTGATAACTTAGATTTAGGTGGAGACGGTGCTAGAAATGGTACAGGTAAGACTACTATTATACAAGCAATCAGTTATGCATTGTATGGTGTCCCACTTAATAATATCAAACAAAACAACTTAATCAATAGAACTAACGGCAAAGGCATGATGGTCACATTAGACTTTGAAGCCAATGGTGTTGAGTATCGTATTGAACGTGGTCGTAAGCCGCATGGCATGAAGTTCTTTATCAACGGTGTAGGTGAAGAAGACAACGAAGCACAAGGCGAAAATAAAGAGACACAACAAGTTATCGAAGATATCGTAGGAATGTCTTCAGTAATGTTTAGAAACATTATTGCACTTAATACATATAGTCAACCATTCTTAAGCATGACACAAGGACAGCAACGTGATATTATCGAACAGTTGCTTGGAATAACGTTGTTATCAGAGAAAGCAGAAAAGATTAAGATAACAATTAAGAACAACAAGGAAGAAATTCAACAAGAAGAATTCAAAGTACAAGCAATAGAAGAAGCAAACAAACGAATAGAAGAACAAATAGACAGTCTTAAAAAGAGAGCAAGACTGTGGGATAACAAGACAGCAGAAGACATTGACACATTAAAAAATCAAATTACAAGACTAGAAGAATTAGATATTGACGCCGAATTACTTGGACACAAGCAACTAATTGTATACAATGCTTTAGTTAAGGATCATGCAGATATCGACAAATTGATTACTAGAACTAATAATGATGTTAACCGAGAAGCAAAGGCTGTCAGTAAATTTGAAAAAGAATTAGAGATATTAAAACAGAACAAATGTCACACTTGTGGGCAAGACTTCCATGATGATGTACATACACAAGTGTTAGCAGACAAAGAAGAAAGTTTAGTAGAGCATACTAATCACTTAACCGAACTAGCAGAAGTGCAAGTAGAATTAGAAGGCGAGAAGAATTCTTTATTTGAAGTAGGGGAACGTCCTACCTTGTTTTATCAATCAGAAACAGAGGCGATTGAACATAAAAATAAGATCAAAGACCTTAAGGGGCAAGTGTCTCGTAAAGAATCTGATGAAAATCCTTATACAGATCAAATACTTGAAATGGAAGAAAGTGCATTACAGGAAGCCAATTTTGACAAAATAAACGAGTTGTCACGTTTAGGAGATCATCAGAAGTTCTTGTTAGACCTATTGACAAGTAAAGATTCATTTGTACGTAAAAAGATTATTGATCAAAACTTATCATACTTAAACTCACGTTTGACAAATTACTTAGATAAGATGGGTCTACCGCATCAAGTCGTATTCCAAAATGATTTATCTGTAGAAATTACAGAGTTGGGTAGAGAGTTAGACTTTGACAACTTATCTAGGGGAGAACGTAACAGATTGATCTTGGGATTATCATTCGCATTCAGAGATGTTTGGGAGAACTTATATTTCCCAATCAATACATTGTTTATTGATGAGTTGATTGACTCAGGTCTTGACACTATCGGTGTTGAGAATGCTATGGCTATTCTTAAAGATATGACACGTAGACGTAACAAGTCAGTTTGGTTAGTATCACACAGAGAAGAATTAGCAGGAAGAGTTGCTAGTGTATTACAAGTTATTAAAGAGAACGGCTTTACTACATACAACTCGACAAGGGAGTTGGAGGAGTTGTGAGTCTAGCCCTATGGCACTGGCATATTGAAGTTAGCAGTAAGTGTACATTAAAGTGCCCTCGTTGCCCTAGACAAGAAGTTCCTGATACATTAGTCAGTACCGAACTTAAATTAGATTTTTTTAAACAAAACTTTCCTGCGTTTTTTATATTAGAACACGTAGAGAAACTAACGTTCTGTGGTGACGATGGCGATCCTATCTATGCACATGACTTCATTGAAGTCATCCAGTATTTCAAATCTATAAAGCCTAGTATAGCAATCATTATCGTCACTAACGGATCATACAAAAACGAAGACTGGTGGACAAGACTAGCAGAGTTATTAGACGAACAAGATCAGATACACTTCAGTATAGACGGCTGGAACCATGAGAGTAATAATATATACAGAATCAATTCTAATTGGTCTAGCATCATCACAGGCGTCTCTATCATCAACGACAAGTCTAACTGTTACACCGTATGGGACGCAATAGGCTTTAAGTTTAACGAAGATAAGATCGAAGACATGCAAAACTATGCAAGAGAGTTAGGCTTTGATGCGTTTCAATTGACAAGAAGCACTAAGTTCGGTAAGATATACGAAGACTCTTATGGGAAAGAAGATGCTTTACAACCACGTGATGATCTGTTATCATCTAGTCATAGATTTGAAAGAGAAGTGGTTACATTTACAGACAAGACAATTAAAGAACCTTGGATGAAGACAAATATTAAACTGTACGATGAATCTAAGTTAGTAGGTAATGAACGTCCTCTATGTCATATAGGCAATAAAGGTAGTTACATTAATGCTAGAGGAGAATTTTATCCATGTTGTTGGGTTGCAACAAGATACGGGCACAACAATAAATGGAACGAAATTGGCAAGAAATATAATCTCTATGAATTGAGATTACCCAAAATTGTAAAAGATAAATTCTGGGAAGCCGACTTCATACATGACTCTTACGAGTGTCAAACTAAATGTGCCCATCATCGGGTAGATAAAAATTATGCCACCGAGTGGTAAGGAGATAACTACTAATAATGCCATCACCATCTAAGAATAAAGGATCAGGATTTGAAAGAGAAGTCGCAAGATATCTTTCAGAAACTTACGAAGAAAGTTTTATCAGAGCGCCTGGATCAGGTGCATATGTAGGTGGCAAGAATCAAACACGTACAGAAATTTTACATGAAGGACAGATTAGAAGTTTTAAAGGGGACATTGTTCCTGGCGAAAGTTTCTATAAATTAAATGTAGAATGTAAATTCTATGCAGATTTCCCCTTTCATCAACTTCTATCAGGCTCATGTAGAGTCATAGAAGAATGGCTCGACCAGTTAATGGATGTGCATGATGAGGGAGATTTTGATGTACTCTTTATGAAGTTTAATCGTAAAGGTCGGTTTGTATGTGTTCCGAGTAAATACACATTCGTAAGTGACCAGTTCATTTATTACACATCAGACAAACATGCTGACTGGGTAATCTTTGGTTGGGATCACTTTTTTCAATTCAATAAAGATATATTTAAAGCATACGCAGGCGACACAGAGACCAACTCAGAACCCACCGTTGACACCAAGTCACAACTATCCTTAAACACAACCACAACTAAAATAGACTTTTAACATATAGTATAGTCGTAATATATACTCGACTCTCCTTGAGGAACCCATTGTAGTGATGGGCAACGGAACTGGAGTAGTGTCTTACAGACATATAAACCGACAAGGCAATCGTTATGGTAGCGAACCTTGAATGAGTTCATATCTACTTTGATTTGATGATATGAAACATGCGTTGCTGAGAGATCATGCTCATTAGTATGATTGGCTCAACTACAGCCCAGTAAACATTACAGAGCAACCGGTTGCAATTGATTATAGTAACGTAATCGATTGGGGATAATCAACATGGATGACAGGGGGTAATGAGAACCTGAACCGTGGTAGTGTTTGATAGCACTACCATGGCTTCTAAAAGGTAATAAGACTTAAACAATAACCTTTTAAAATAATAGATTTACCGTTTAAATAAGAAATTACGAATGAACGAAGTGAATGAGTAATTGGGTCTTCTTTGAAGACCCTTAAGAATGTTCTAGTGTTTAGAAGAATGGCATTTGAGTTTTCTTAGTAGTTTCTAAGTGTTCCTCAATTATTTTGTTTATGGCTTTGCGTTCTGATAGGGACATGTTAAGGACATCTTCATATGTGGCACCTCCACGCATGTACCAGGATAAAGTCAAGGCGTTTGACTTTAAGCCCTGAGTGTATTCTTCATATTTTTGTATCAACTCCCTTATCCCTTCAGGGTCGAGTGAAAGGAGTCTTAGACGAAAAAATCCGATGCGTTTAATGTAAACGGTTGCTTGTACTCATGTCCACATTCTTCTTTTGATGGATCATCTGAGCCTGCTGTGCATACGATAGTAAGAGGCTTAATTGTTGATTTCTCTCTAAGTTGCGTGTTATGATCTCTTATAGTTTCATAAGTTTTTGTATCCGCATTCTTTAAAAAATCATGTATATGATTAGTATCAGTTACCTCTCCCTCTGGAGTAACAATCTTTACAATTGTTTCAGATAAGATTTCCATTGTTAACACTGTAATGTCTTTTAATGCTTCAGCACTTGCTAGTGTACGTTCTTGTTGATCTTCAATAGAAGATAGATTTTTATATTTTGCTTGAATATCAAACTGCTTTAGACCTGCTTCATTCATTTCTTTGTACTTTAGGGGTGCAAAATAAATTTCTAACTCATTCATCCTTAAAGGAGTTTTGTAATCACCAGCACCTAATGATTGTAGCAGAACTTGTAGATTAATACCATATGTTCCTTGTTCTCCGCATTTTTCGCATTCTGATTCTACATCAATAGTCTCTTGTCCACCTGCGGCTTTAATAGAAATTAATACCGTGTCTAAATCAGTGCTTAATAGTGCCCAAGGATTTTTGATTGATGGGACACAACTTTTAATAATATCTACCATGGCTGTACCATTAAACAATGCATCTGGCGTCTTTGTCGTTATCTCATCAATTGCTGTCATAGGATAGACAGGCAATTCTTTGTTTTCAGGCCATTCGATGTCCTCTGGTGCGTAATTCTCTCCACCTGACGGCAAAGTGATGTGTACTGCCGGTCTACGAAAAAATTGTCGTAGTGGATTATTTTCATTCATGCTCATATATGTTCCCCATAATAAAATACGGTATTTTTAAATACTAAATACTAGTGCATATATTTAGTATCCCAAAACCATGCTAAATTAAAAATATAGGACAACACTAGATGGATGATTTTTCACCTGAAGAAATGCGAGAATTTAATGAGAATTTAAATTCTATGAATGCCTCTTTGGGCACCTTATCTGGAAACCTAGATATTTTATCTCGTACATTGAATGACACTTCTAACTCACTTAATAAATCCGCAGAAGAATTGGAGAAAACCGCAGAAAGAACATCTATAGCAGAAACAAAGAAAGGCGAGAAAACCGCCCAAGCCAATGATGATATAGAAGCAACTGCTAAGAAAATGGCAGGAGCATTACGAATTGCTACTGGTGCAGTTGTTAGTTTTTCAGGTGCATTAGTTTCAGGGGTTGAGGGTTTTGACAAATATAGTCAAGCAGTATCAGGTTTTGGAGACTCAGCAAAACAAACCGGAGACGCATTAGGTGGATTTGGTAAAGTAATAGGCAATGCAGTAAACATAATAACTGAGTTTACAGTTATAACAATGAAGCAGGCTGATGCACAGAATCAGTTTGCAAAAGAAATGAACAGAATGGGTGCTATAGTTGATACTACCACCCAAGAATTAGCAGAACAAGCAAGAGCCGCAGGCGCAAGTGCAGGCGATCTGGCTGAAATGTCTGTTATGATCACACAAAGTTCCCAAGCACTAGCATCATTTGGTGCAGGAACATCAGAAGGCTTATCAAACTTAATGGAAGTCTTTGCATTATCTGATGAACAAGAAAGAACGATGCGTAGATACGGGTATACTCTAAGAGAAGCCCAAGAACAACAATTATATTATATAGAACTACAAAGAACATCTGGTATTAATATGCAAGCCAGAGAAATGACTGAACAAGATGTTCGTATTAAGTCATTGCAGTATGCAAAAACATTAAACACACTATCAGAGTTAACAGGTATTCAAGCCGGTCAACTTAAAGAAGAACAAGCCGCAGTCCAAGCAGACTTACGTAATAAAATTCGTAATATGCGTGATCAAAATGATATTGAAAGACTTAAGAAACAGTTAGATGGCAACATTACTGCTGAAAAAAGAGCATCAATAGAAGCAGAAATAAAAGCAAGAGAACAAGAAGTACAAGTAAGACTTGATGCTGGTAACCAATTTGCAGGTTTATTAGGCAAAGATATGGCTGCCAAAGTAATGAATGTTATCGGTACCGGTGCATTTGACGAGAATACAAAAGAACTAGCAAACTTAGGACTTAACGCCGCAGAACTCAAAGACAGATTTGCAGGCTTAACTGCTGGTTCAGATGAATACAGACAAGCAGTTGCTGAAACAACAGGTGAACTAGTAGGTGGTGTTAGACGAAACGTAGATAGGTTCGGTAAGTCTATGGAACTTGCCGCTAATGCAAGTGAGATCGGAGCCGCAGTAGGCATCAATGATACAACAACAGACAGATCAATGAAGTTTATGTCTGAAGAGGATGCTGTAAACAGAGTATTAGAAAGTTTTGATGAAGTAGCAGAATCTACAGAAAAAGGTAAAGATGCACAAAAAGATTTAGCCGCTGAATTACAAGTATTTGAAACTAATGTTAGAACATCCGCAGATGAATTTTTAAATGCGATTAATCCGTTTACAGGTGCATTAGGATTAGGAACTCTTGCTCTAGGTGGATTTACTTTAGCATTAGGAGTTGCGACAACATCATTATATGGTATGGCTGGATCTGGCGCAGGAAGTGGCATATTAGATATGTTTACCGGTGGCAAAGGTGGTAAAGTAGGAAGAGGGTTAGGAGCCGCTAAAAACTTTTTAACAAAAGGTGCAACTAGATTTGCCGCACCACTAGCCGCAGGAATGTCTATATATAGTGGATTCTCAGAAGCAAGTGAAGGACGAGATGAAGCAGATGCCCAACTTAATGAAGTATTACTTGCAGAAGATTCATCAAAAGCAGAAATACAACGTGCCAAAGAACAGCACGAAATAGACACTAAACAAGCCAATAGAGGTGGTGCTGGTACAGCAATCGGCGGTACTGGTGGAGCCATTGCAGGTGCGGCCGCAGGTGCAGCCATAGGTTCGTTTATTCCAATCATTGGAACAGCAATTGGTGGTATTATCGGCGGAGCCTTAGGAGCATACGGTGGAGCCAAAGGCGGAAGTGCAATAGCAGAAAACTATCTAAGTCCAGAAGACTTAAAAATGTATGAGGCTAGTGATGCTGAATATGCTTTAATGACTGATGAAGAAAAAGACAAATATAATGAGATCAGAGATGCTATTAAGGAACAAACACGATTACAAGAAGAAGAAGCAGAACGTTTAGAAAAAGCATATAATGACAACTACGAGGAAATAAAGAAGATAGGTCTATATGACAAAGACTTGCTTGGTAATAGTGAAGTAAACTTTGAAATGCTTGCCCAAATGAGAGACGATGGTTCTCTCTCACAAGAAATGCTTGAGGCTATGCTATATGATAATGATTTAAGTGAAGCAGACACGGCACTAGTGCAGAAACAGTTAGATTTGATGAAAGCAAATGCTGAAAAAGACGAAGAAAAAGATAAAAAAGAAAAAGAAGTAGCAGAGGTTAAAGAGCCAGACGAAAATTCAGGTAGAACATTAGACATGTCTCCTGAAAATCTAGCAAAAATATTTGAAGCAGATTTAAAAGCAACGGCAAAAAGAGATGCAGAAGAACAAGCAGAAAAAGAAAGAGTTGCAGTCGTAAAAGCAAAAGAAGAAGCCGTTAAAGAACAAATTACACCTGAAGTTGTTGCCAATGCACTTAAAGAAACTGGAACTGGTGCACCTGAAGGACTAGTCGATACAGAACAACTATTAGCAACAACTAAAGTAGTTGAAGATATGGTAGCAGTTGCTGACACTACTGCAAAAACTTTAGTTACATCAGACTTAGAAAAGAAATTAGATGGTGATCAAGGTAGTAAAAAACATGAAGACTTTATGGCAAGGAAAGAAGAAAGACTTGCTAAAAAATTAGAAGAAGGTGATTTTAAAAACGACACTCAAAAAGAAGCATTAGAACGACAACTGGCTAAAACTAGAGATATACAGCAAGAAAGAGGATATGCTAGTAATATGCTTCCTGATGGAGTCACAGTAGACGAAGTAAGTGGTAAGTTTAGAGCAAGTGCCGCACAAGTTGGAGAAGATGGCACACAAGTCATGGCACAACTTTTTGATAATTTAGACGAAGCAAAAGAATATACACAATCAGATCCTTATGCTACTGAAGCAGGGCAAGCATTAAGATCAGAATTAGATGCCAACTTTGCTGAGATGATGGGCGAAGTAGATGCATCTGGAGCAGCCTTAGGTGCACCAGTCGTTGATATTGCACCTGAACCAACAGAAGATGATGACTTTCATTATCAAAAAGATACAGGAGACGGTCAACTTGCCCAAACTGATACTGGTAGTGGAGAAATGACTGAATATGAAAAACGTAGTCTAGCACTGCAAGAACAGCAGATTGCGAAACTGGCTAGGATTGACAATGCGACAACAGAGACAGCAGACGGTACCCAAAAAATTGCAATCAACTCGTCAGTTTAACTAAATATATAATATAAAGAGAACCTATACCACATGGCATATACAAAGAAATTTTTAAACAAGAGCGGAGTATCAAGTCCGATATCGGGAGGCAACAGTAATCCTGGGTCTTGGAATGGTGTAGGTGCTTCAGAAGAAGGTTATTCAAATACTGACTTCGGCTACAAGAATTACATGAGTAGACTTCCTGAAGTTTACACAGGACATCCTAACAGAATAGAAAGATATAATCAGTACGAGATGATGGATGTTGATGCTGAGATTAATGCGTGTTTAGATATCATTGCAGAATTCAGCACACAAAAGAATGATCATAATCACACACCATTTAACTTTGAGTTTAGAGATGAGCCTACTCCACATGAGATGGACTTGTTATCTAAGCAGTTACAACAATGGTGTAAGTTAAATGAATTTGATACTCGTATGTTTAAGATGTTCAGAAACGTCATCAAGTACGGAGATCAAGTCTTTGTAAGAGATCCAGAGAACTTTAAACTCTACTGGGTTGACATGGTTAAAGTCATTAAAGTTATTGTTAATGAGAGTGAAGGTAAACTTCCTGAGCAGTATGTTATTAAAGACTTAAACATTAACTTACAGAACTTAACAGTTGCACAGAAAACAAACACAGATTTTGCCGCTAACCCAACAACAGGATTAGGTGGTACTGGTGGCGGTGGCGGAGCAGGTGGAGGCGGATATACAGTCCCATCTATGCCATACAACACATCAGGTAGTAGATTTACATTAGGACAAGCAGAATCAGCAATCGATTCTAATCATGTTGTTCACTTGTCACTAACAGAAGGCTTAGATCGTTTCTGGCCTTTCGGACAATCAATCTTAGAGAACATCTTTAAAGTATATAAACAGAAAGAACTATTAGAAGATGCTATCTTAATCTATCGTGTACAACGTGCGCCAGAACGTAGAATGTTTAAGATTGACGTAGGTAACATGCCTAGTCACTTAGCAATGGCATTCGTAGATAGAATTAAAAACGAGATTCATCAAAGACGTATTCCAAGTATTCACGGTGGACAGTCTGTAGTTGATGCTACATATAATCCACTATCAATGAATGAAGATTACTTCTTCCCAGTTACATCAGAAGGTAGAGGATCATCTATCGAAGTTCTCCCAGGTGGACAGAACTTAGGCGAGATCGATGACTTAAAATACTTTAATAATAGATTAGCAAGAGGACTGCGTGTACCTAGTTCATACTTACCCACAGGTCCTGATGACAACACAACACCTCTAAACGACGGTCGTGTTGGTACTGCTATGATACAAGAATTTAGATTCAATCAGTATTGTGAAAGACTACAAAATTATATCTGTCAGAAACTTGATGATGAATTTAAATTATTCTTGCGTTGGAGAGGTTTTAACATCGACACACAGATGTTTGATTTATCATTTAATCCTCCTCAGAACTTTGCCGCTTATCGACAAAGTGAATTAGATACAGCAAGAGTTAGTACTTTTGGTGCAATGGAAGCATTTCCTTATATCTCTAAACGTTTTGCACTAGAAAGATTCTTAGGATTATCTGAAGAAGAAATTAATAAGAATGAAAAACTTTGGGGAGAGGAAAACACTGAAGCACAAGATGCTGATCCATCAGGTTCTGATCTTAGAAACATTGGAGTATCTACAGGAGACTTTGATGCAGACATAGAAACTAGTGAAGAAATCGAAGACCAAGAAAACTTAGAAGACTTTGGAGACATGGACGTTGCAGGACCAGTAGGAACCCCGGGTACAGCAACTGGTTCAGTCGAAGGCGCTGGAGAAGTAGGCGGCACTCAAGGCGTCTAGTGAAACTTAAACATATTATCACATCTGGATGTAGTTTCGGTGATGCTTATACTTCATGGACATGGCCTCATGTACTAGAATCACATATCAAATCATTAGACCCTAATGTAACATTCGATCACAGAGGCATGGGTCATCAAGGTCAAGAACTCATACAAAAGAAAACAACAAATGCTATTATAGATGCAATAGATAATGGTATTGATCCGTCTGAAATAGGTGTTGTTGTTTCTTGGAGTGGTAATGATCGAAAAACCTGGTACATAACAAACAAAGATTATATTGGTGATATCAAAGATCACTGGAGTACATCCGGTGGAGATATGTGGGACATACAATTTTGTAATCTCAAAAATAATAGAGAAGGCGTTGAAGTAATAGAATATAATAATAAAAACGGAAACTATTTTGTTCAATACAATCCTAACGGTGGTTGGTATCACTCTGCATGGAATCATAGAGAACCTAAATTTATCAATGATTATATGATGTTTACTGAACCTGTTATTGACAGAGATTATGATAAACATAACATACATTCATTGCATCTTGCATTAGAAAATATGATTATGTTGCAAAATACATGTAAAGTACACGGTATTAAATTTTATCATCAGTATTACATGGATCACACATACAAAGATATTGAAGCCTGTAAAGATCATCCTATCATAGAATATCTTTATAAACAACTAGATCAAACGATTAGAGTAAAGCCTGCAATACATGAATATGTTAAACCTTTTGGCATGACAATATCAGAAGAAGATGTGCATCCTAATGAAGAAGGGCATCAGAAATACTTTAATGACATTCTAAAACCCTTTTTAGAAGAAAAAAACTTTTTTGAATAAATATTAATATGAAATTATTTGAAATGTTCGATGCGGCAGTACCAGGATACCAAGAAGTTGGTGATGACAACTCCAAACCTATCTGGAGAACTTCTAGGAAAACAAAATTAACATTAAGTCAAATTAGAAAGTTACGTAAAATGTTAGATGTTAGAAATTATGAAAAATCAAAACATTTGACCAAAGTTAGAAATCAATATGGTGCAAAACCAGATCCAGAGGCTGGTCCTAGTATCTAATTTTTGTAATCAGAAATTGTCTGATTTTATCTATTCTTACCTCAAAATCATCAAAAACGCAAAAAAGTAGTACTTAAATAGTACTTTTTATAACTACACACTAAATATCTCTACAAAGCCATACTTTATTATATCAGGAGAAAAGTACAATGGAAAACAAGAAATTTGAACAATTAATCGATCTCATTATTAATGAAGACGAAGAACAGGCGAAAGAACTGTTTCACAACATCGTTGTAGAAAAATCAAAAGAAATCTATGAGTCTATCATGGAAGACGAAATGAAAGACAGTGATGACTTAGAAGAAGGCATGGGCGGTCAAGTTGGTGATCTTGCTGACGAAGTCCAAGCAGAAGAATCAGGAGTTGCTGAAGATGCTGAAGAAGAAATTGATATAGATTCAGAAGAAGTTTTCGACATCGAAGGTGATGATGATGTAGATGCTACTTTAGACATCGAAGCAAATTCATCTGAAGAAGTAGAAGATGCAGTTGTAAGAATTGAAGACAAACTCGACACATTATTAGACGAGTTTGAAGCAATCATGGCAGACGAAGACGAATTAAAAGGCCGTGATGATGAGATGGATGCAGACTTGCATGACATCGAAGACGAAATAAAAGACCAAGAAGTAGACGTAGACGTTTCTGTTGATGACGAAGAAGTAGTTGCTGAAGCAATTAATCTTCCTAAAGTCACAGCAAAGATGGGAGACAACGGTGAAAACACTAAGTCCCCTGTAGACGCAAATTCAGGTCAAAAAGGAATGGATTCACACCCAGTCGATTTCGACAAAGGTAGTGATGAAAAAGGACGCCCTGCTCCGACTGCTAAAGACGTAGAAGGTGCTTCTTCATTCCAAAACGTACCTGGAAACAACAAAGGACCTAAATTAAGTCCTGCTCCAAAGCCCGTGACATCACAGGGTGAAGGTACAAATACTAAATCTGTAATAGATTAAGGACTGATACAAATGGCTTTGTATCTTAAAGAACACTTATCATTCGACCGTGCCGAAATGATGGTCGAATCGGTAAAAGAAGGTGATTCTAATTTGAAGACTCTTTATATGAAGGGTATCTTCATTCAGGGAGGGGTAAAAAACGCCAATGAACGTGTTTACCCCGTTTCTGAAATCAAAGACGCCGTAGACACACTCAACGAACAAATACAAGAAGGTAATTCTGTATTAGGTGAAGTGGATCATCCTGATGATTTAAAAATTAATTTAGATCGTGTTTCACATATGATTACTAATATGTGGATGGATGGACCTAATGGCTACGGCAAATTAAAGATTTTACCAACTCCGATGGGTCAGTTAGTTCAGACCATGTTAGAGTCAGGGGTAAAACTCGGAGTATCTAGTAGAGGTAGCGGAAACGTTAACGATTTAGATGGCCGAGTCAGTGATTTTGAAATAATCACTGTAGATATTGTTGCTCAACCAAGTGCTCCTAATGCATACCCTAAAGCAATATACGAAGGTCTGATGAATATGACCAACGGACATAAAGTTTTAGAAGTTGCAAGAGAAGCAAGAGGCAATAAACAAGTAGAACGGTTTTTGAAGGACGAGGTAACTCGTCTTATCAAAGATTTAAAAATCGACTAAAATAGAGGGGAAAACAGCATGTTAGATGCTATCAAACCATTAATTGATTCAGGTCTTATTAATGAAGATGTTGCAAGTGAACTAGAAAGCACTTGGAGCACTAAGTTAACTGAGGCTAAAGATCAAGTTCGTGGTGAACTTAGAAATGAGTTCGCACAAAGATACGAACATGACAGAAGTGTGATGGTTGAAGCCCTGGATAAGATGATTACAGAATCTCTCTCAGAAGAAATTAAAGAATTTCACGAGGAGAAGACTGCAATTAACGAAGACCGCGTAAAAGCAAAAATGAAACTTAAGGAAAGTGCGAAGAAATTTAATAACTTTATGGTAACTAAGTTAGCAGAAGAAATTAAAGAACTACGTGCAGACCGTAAGGTTCAGTTGGAAAACCAAGATAAACTTCAAAAGTTTATCACTCATGCATTGGCTAGAGAGATCAAAGAATTTGCTCAGGATAGACAAGCAGTGGTAGAACAACGAGTCAAGTTAGTTGCTGAAGGTCGTACACAATTAGAAGCATTGAAAGAGAAGTTTATTTCTGAAAGTGCCGCAAGATTGAGTAAGTCTGTAGCATCTCATCTTAAAGGTGAGTTATCACAACTTAAGGAAGATATTCAAATTGCTAGGGAGAATAACTTCGGTCGTAAGATTTTTGAAACATTTGCAGGTGAATTCAGCACAACTTATCTTAATGATAAGGCTGAAACACGTAAGATTGTTTCTGACTTGAACGACAAAGAACAAGAACTAGCCGAGTCAATGGCTAAACTTGCGAAAGCAACGCAAATCATTGAATCAAAAGAACGTGAAGTTAACATTATTAAAGAATCTACTCAACGTGAAAAGACTTTAGACAGTTTAGTGTCATCTTTGAACAAAGAGAAGGCTCAAGTGATGCGATCTTTATTAGAAAGTGTTCAGACGCCAAAACTGAAGAACGCATTTGATAAGTATTTACCAGCAGTATTGAACGAAGGAAGTGAAAAGAAATCTGAAAAGGCATCTTTAACTGAATCTGTTTCGACTGCACAAACAGGTAATAAATCTGCCAAGAAAGAACAAGTTAGGGACGAGGATGTTGATAACAACGTCATCGATCTTAAGCGCCTGGCAGGGCTTTAATTTAAACTAGACATAGAAATTTAGGAGAAAATAACCATGTCACAAGTACTCTTAGAAAGCCGTTGGGACGAAACAAAAGACGCCCTACTTGAAGGCTTAAAAGGCACTCGCCGATCAACAATGGGTGTTATCCTTGAAAACACTCGCAAAGGTCTCTTAAATGAGAATGCTACCGCAGGTAGTACCTCTGCAGGAAATATTGCTACACTTAACCGTGTAATCTTACCAGTAATCAGAAGGGTTATGCCTACTGTTATTGCTAACGAACTAGTCGGCGTACAGCCAATGACTGGTCCTGTTGGACAGATTCACACTTTACGTGTACGTTATGCTCAGTCATTGACTGATAATTCAGCAGCCGCTACATCTGTAACTGCTGGTGAAGAAGCATTATCACCATTCAAAATCGCACAGGCGTACTCACGTACAGCCCAAGGAACTGCGACTGCGAACTCTTATACAGGTGCTGATACAGCAACTTTAGAAGGTAACGGTGGTAAGCAAATCAGTGTGCAAATCTTAAGACAGGCAGTTGAAGCCAAGTCACGTAAGTTACAAGCACGTTGGACATTTGAAGCCGCTCAGGACGCACAGTCTCAGCACGGCATCGATGTTGAAGCAGAAATTATGGCTGCTTTAGCACAAGAAATCACTGCTGAAATCGATCAGGAGATTTTACTATCTCTTAGAACGTTAGCGGCAACTGAGTTCACTTATAACCAGGCAGCGGTATCAGGTACTGCTACTTATGTTGGTGATGAACATGCGGCACTTGCTGTATTAATCAACAGAGTTGCAAACTTGATTGCTCAAAGAACACGTAGAGGCGCAGGTAACTGGGCTGTTGTGAGTTCTGCGGCCTTAACTGTATTACAATCTGCAACTACATCAGCATTTGCACGTACAACTGAAGGTACTTTTGAAGCACCTACTAACACTAAGTTTGTTGGTACGTTGAACGGCGCTATGCGTGTTTTCGTTGACTCTTATGCACCTGATACTCAAGCAGTATTAGTTGGATACAAAGGTTCATCTGAAACTGATGCGGCGGCTTTCTATTGCCCATATATTCCATTAATGAGCAGTGGTGTTGTACTAGATCCATCAACATTCGAACCAGTCGTATCATTTATGACACGTTACGGATATGTAGAGTTAACTAACACTGCATCATCTTTCGGTAACGCGGCTGACTACGTTGGTGAAATCGCAGTTCAAAACTTAACTTTCCAATAAGCCGATTATTATATAATCAACTTATTATAAGTTTTAGGAAGAGTCTTTTAGGCTCTTCCTTTTTTTCTGGCTTCCCAATTTAATAGTAAATACTTGACAATACTAACCAAAGGTTGTATAATAGTAAGATAAGTTTGGAGAACACATATGGCAAAAAGAATCTTTAGAATTGAAGCCGGTAGATACGGCGGAGAAACAGTTATCGGAGAAGTCGATAAAGAATTTGTAGAACAGTTTATTGATGAAGGAGAAGGTGAATTAATAGAACATCTTACAAGCACAGATGATCTGGATTTTGAGGGTATATTACCTAAGAAAGATTATTACATGTGGGAGTGTGATGACATCGAACATATAAATTCTGCA